GTGTTATTGAATTTGAAAATGGTGATGATGGCAAGGCCGAGTATGTCGTATGGGATGCCTCACTAGATAACGCTTTTAGATACATTGAGAAGCTGGTCGAATTTTTCTATATGATCGCCGAAGTTTCACCAGATGCTTTGGGTATGGGTCAAGGTGTTAATGATAGTGGCCGGGCGCTCAAGTTTAAATTGATGCGAACCATTGCCAAAGTTTCACGAAAAAAGCTATATTACCACGCTAAACTTAGGACCGTGTTAGAAATTGCTCAAGAACTAGGCAAAGCTCACGGTATTGAAGTGCAAGGCGTTAAACCACCATCAAAGATCGTCAAGCCAGATATTGAATTTGCTGACGGCCTGCCAATTGATGAGAGCGAGCAAGTTGATATTGAGGCCAGAGCTATTGATGCCGGCATTAGGTCAGAGGTCGATGCTATTCAAAAAGTTTATGGATTAGACGAAAAAGCTGCCCAACAAAAACATGATGATATTAAAAAAGCCAACGAGTTAAAAATGCCCACGATGTTTGGTGCTAAAAACATTGACCAAAATTTAAACATCAAAGACAAGCCAGCTGATCAGAAAACAACCGAGGGCAAAAACCCAATAAAGACGGTATAATGTTTTTATGAGCGTCTATCCGTTACAAGTTGAAATCAACGAAAAAAATATCAACAAAGTTATTGCTTTATTTAAAGGTGCCTACAAAGATATTGTGGGTGAATTATCAACGGCCACTAATTTTGGCGTTGCTAACAGAAAAAAGCTATTAGCTCAAATTGAAACCATTTTAGAAGATTTGGGAGAGAATACCCAAAAATGGGTTGAGACTGAATTACCTGAATATTATAAAAGTGGTGCTAATGATGCAGTTAAGCAGCTAAAAAATGTTAATGCTCCAATTAATGTCTCAAAGGGTTTTAATGTAATTCACAAAGAGGCCATTGCTGCTTTGGTTGATGATTCGATGCAATATGTGGCTGAAAGTCTCACCGGAGTTAAAAGAGATGTCACTAGGCTACTTGGCAAAGCAGTCAGAGAAGAGGTGACGCAAAAAATTGCCATTGGTCAAACTAAAGGCGCTGCTCTTAAAGAAGTGGCAAAAACAATTAAAACTACATTGCAAGATCAGGGTTTAGCCTCGATGATTGATAAAGGTGGCCGAAGATGGTCCCCTGATAGTTATGCTGAGATGTTATTTAGGACCAAGGTTGTTGAGGCTAGAAATGTTGGTTTAGTAAATCGAATGTCAGAAAATGGTTATGATTTGGTCCAAGTATCAGCTCATAGTGATTCATGCCCATTATGCGCCCCTTGGGAGGGCAAGATTTTAAGTATTACCGGACAAACCAAAGGCTATCCAACTTTTAGAGATGCCGTTGATTCTGGTTTATTTCACCCAAATTGCCGTCATGCTATGAATACAATGATCCCATCGCTAGCATCTAAAACAAGGGCATATAACCCAGATACAGAGACCCTAACACCCAAAAAAGCCGGCATCGCCAAACAACAAGTTGACAAAAAATAAAAAGTCAATCATAATCAAGACAGTAAAAAGTTAATATGAAAGGCATTTTTTAAAGTGGGCATACCACGATAAAAAATGAATTAAAAATGCCAGAAGAGAAAAAAATCGTCAAAGATGGGACCGACCCAATTAAAAAAAACGAGAAAACCGGAGACGATAAAGCGTTCGATTCAAAAAGTTTGTCTGATGAGGATTTTGCCAAAATCTTCGATGATGCAAGACTTTGGAATCACCCACGCTTTAAGCAGCTGAATGATGACGCCAAAGTTGGTCGAACGGCCAGCAAAAAACTCGAGGATTTAGAAACGGCAAAACTCGAAGAGAACAAGCAATATAAAGAATTGGCAGAAAAACAAAAAGCCAAGTTTGAAGCCGCTGAAAAGCGAATACAAATAATGAATATTGCCCAGACTCTAGGCGCCAAAGATTTAGAGGTCATAACGAAATTGGTTGATCAAGATAAAATTACGGTTGCAGAAGATGGCACCATAACCGGTGTCGAAGAGCAAGTCAAAAGCCTGCTCGAATCAAAACCCTATTTAAAGGGTGAAGCAAGCGGAAACGATACAACTGTCGGGTCGGGTACAAGTCCAGGCGAAAATGACACCAGCGGTAAAAAGAAATTTACCCATAGTCAAATTCAAGAGCCTAAATTTTACCAAGAACACGAAGCTGAAATTTTGGAAGCCATGAAAAACAATCAAATCGAAAACGATTTGCCTGCTTAACGGAAACCTCAAAAATCTAGTAATAAGCTGCCCAGCCTTAACTTAGGTAAATATTATTAGTTAAAAGGAGGTATAAAATGGCAGAAAATGTCTTAAACAACACCACTAATGCGGTGTTCATCCCTACCATAATTGCACAAAAAGCAATTGGTAAGTTCCCTAGTTATTTAAATTTAGCTCGCACGATCAGTCGTGACAGCGATTGGACAGTGACCAAAGAGGGAGCCACCATCCAAGTGCCAAAACGAGGCGCAGTGATTGCCAACGATAAAGTTGCCGGTGAAAATTTCACCAAGCAAAATCCAACGGCCACCAATGTCTCGGTTACTCTTGATAAACACAAAGAGGTCACTTTGACCATCGATGATGTTACCAAGGTTTTAGAAAACCAAGACACTCAAAATGGTTATGCAGAGGATGGCGCTTTAGCGTTAGCCGAAGCAGTGGAAACTTCACTCGCAAGTATGCACGCCCAAATTGAGAACACTCTGACTTGGGACAGCACCAGTGATGCCACTATTGATGGTGTCATGTTGGCGATTCGCAAATTCTTTACTGATCAAAAGGTGCCACGATTAGAACAGCGTTATTTTTACGCTGATGGCACGGTCTTTAATGATTTGTTAGGTGTTGATAAATACACCCGTTTTGATGCACGAGGCGCTAATGAATCGATCTCACAAGGTCAAGTCGTTAGAACCTACGGTATTGAATCTTGGGAAAGCCAAGTTGTACAGAAATCCGGCTCACCAGCCGCTTATCACAACTTAGCCTACACCAAAAACGCCTTGGTCTTAGCATCTCGACCACTCGAGAAGCCAATGGCCGGTACCGGTGTTTTGTCCGGTGTAATCAACGATCCAAGTGTCGGATTATCCCTGCGTACCTTATTCTGGTACAACGGTGATCTCGGCGCTCACCAATTGACCCTTGATCTGCTCTATGGAGTAGCTATCATGGATCAACGCCGAATTGTTGAAGTTGAAAGTTTTTAAGCTAACGATCAACTAGAGCAACTGAGCCATCTCTTTGAGGTGGCTCTTTTGTTTTGTTTAAAATTAGTGTAAACTTATTGTCGTGTTATATTTAATTAATCCCGGTAATCGTATTGTCCAGATTGAAGAGCAAAGCGAATATAATCAATTGCTTAATACCAAAGGTTTTACAATACCGGACCAAAAAGAAATTATTGAATACCAAACAATGCGTAATTTAAAGTTTGAATCAATGCGCAAAAAGGCTTTACAGAATCAAAACCGGCTTAAATACGAAAAAGACGGTATTTATATGGCCACCGTGTCGCAAGGCGGAAAAGATGGTTACAGTGTAGCCAGCGAGGGCATGATTAGAGAGCTAAACGCCCTGGGAGTAAATACAACTTTTAAAAACAACGGCCAGAAAATTGCTTTATTATTTCACAATCCATACTCAATTTTGAGATTAGAGGCACCATATCGAATACTTTACACGATGTTTGAAAGCACCAAAATTCCTGATAGTTGGCTTGATTACTTAGAATCAGCCGAAAAAATATTGGTCCCGAGTCAATGGTGCCACGATGTATTTAAAAAATCAGGGATTGAGACTGAGGTGGTCCCCCTTGGCTATGATGATCGTGTTTATACCTACATCGAGAGAGAGAATAAGCGCAAAGCTAAAAAAGAGTTTGTTTTTTTACATTACAACGCTTTTAATATCCGCAAAGGATTTGTTGAGGTTTTTCAGGCTTTTACTAAAGAATTTGCCCCGGATGAGCCAGTTAAATTAATTTTTAAAACAAATCTTAAAAGTTTACCATTTCCAATTTCACCAGTGAGATACCCAAATATTGAGGTAATCAATGGGGCCTATGAGAGCCATGAGCTTGCTGATTTATGTGGCCGGTCCGATGCTTTTGTTTTTCCCTCGAGAGGTGAGGGCTTTGGGATGACCCCACTTGAAGCAATGGCAACCGGTTTACCCACGATCGTACCTAACGCCCACGGGATAACTGAATATTTTAATGCTAATTATATGTATGAGGTCAAAGTTGGTGAGATGTGCGATGCGCTTTATCAACGATATAAAAATGAAGATACTGGCGAAATGTATGTCAGTGATGTGGCTGACTTGAGGCGCCAGATGCGTTATGTTTACGAGCATCAAGATCAGGCGCTTGAGATAGGTAAAAAAGCCTCTGAGTATGTCAAGCAGTGGTCTATCAAAAACACTGCAAAGATGATTAAAACCATTTTTAACGATATAATAAGTGAACCAATACCCGAGCGAAAACTAAAAAATGTATTAACGCTCGAGAAAATATAAAGGAGGTTTTATGGCAAAAAAAGAATTGACAAAAATCATTTCCAAGCCTGCTCCAAAGGCAAAGTTTAAATACTTATGTCCGGCTTGCACAAATGTTGCTATTGAAAGCAGCAATAAAATGATGGGTGTAAAAATCACCTGCAAAGTTTGTGGCAAAGAGATTGTTTTGAATGAATTAAACCGATGGGTTAAAATCTAAAACAAAAAAAGATCGTTAGCTTATGAAAATAAAGTATTGCGGATCGGCTTTGGATTATTCAGGTTATGGCGAAGCGAATCGGCATGATATTGCAGCGCTTAATGATGTTGGTGTCGATGTAGAAGTCGAGCTAACAAGGCATTGTTTAGAAATAGCCGATTTTGGGGCATTAGGTGAGTTAGTCCAGAGGTTAAATACTAATAAATTTGACTATCAGATCAAGATTATTCACACAACCCCCAACATTTATGGTAATTATATTGAACAGGGTAAATATAACATTGGCCGTGTCTTTTGGGAAACTGACAAATTGCCCAAAGAATTTGCGACCGGAATCAATTTTTGTGACGAAGTTTGGACCGGCAGTGAGTTTAATGCACAGGCCATAAGAAACGCCGGCGTTACTAAACCAATTTATATCATCCCCGAAGCAATTGTTACACCGGGACCAAAAGTGGACCCATATATTGTCGAAAACAAAAAAGATTTTAAATTTTATTCAATATTTGAGTGGACCACTAGAAAAAACCCGGAAGCATTAATCGAGGCATATTGGAGAGAGTTTGAAAACATCCAGGGAGTTAGTCTCACGCTCAAAACTTATGTCGACAACTTCGACCCTCATCATCGCAAAGAAATTGATCAATATATTAATATACTCAAGAAGAAAATAAAACTTGACCACTATCCCCCAATTTATCTTTATAAACACTTAATGGACCGAAAACAAATTTATCGTTTCCACGAAACATTTGATTGCTTTGTGAGCGCTCACAGAGGCGAAGGCTGGGGCATACCGCAAATGGAAGCAATGCTCATGGGTAAACTTGTAATTTCTACTGATTGCGGAGGTATTCACGAGCATATTAGAGATGCAGCAATGTTGGTTAATTGTAAAATGGTCCCGGTCCAAAATGTATCAAGAAATGCTCAATGGTATTGCCCGGATCAAAATTGGGCCGAGATTGATATTGATAACTTGCGCAAAACGATGCGCTGGGCTTTTGATAATCAAAAAGAAGCCAAGGGAATTGGTGAGTTTGGTAAAAAAATTATAAATCAGCGCTTTGACACAAAGGTCATAGGCATTAAAATGCACGAAAGGTTAAAACAAATCTATGAGACAGCACGATTGGCAACCAATTAACAGAATGGACACCCCAAAGGGAAAGCAAGACTGGCATTGCAAACATTGCGATAGCATTTTCAGGTACGATGCTCGTTTGAAAAAAAGAGATGTGATGATGCTAATAGCACGGTCCCATTTCCCATGTCAAAGACCAATAACAGATTTGTCAAAGCTTGGAGCTGGTAAAGGTAAACAAAGCAAGAATTTTATTGGTCACACCGGTGGGATTAACGATAAAAACAAAAAGAAAACTGATATTATCATTTAGCTAGTTGACAACTATATGACAATTGCTTTACACTATAATTACATGATCGCTATTTTAATATATTTTTCAGTCGGTTTAGTATTAGCAACTTTTATAAGTAAACACGATGCTAATTCAGGTCCGAGCAGAATTAATCCAGTAATTGTGCTTTTTGCTTGGCCATTAATTTTGATCATACTTTTATTAATGATTATTGAGGTGATTATAAACAAATGAAAATTCACTATTTATCATGTCATGCGGTCCTAGAATATGACGAAGTTAAACTTTTGACTGAATTGGGGCATGATGTTTTTAGTAATGGCGCCTATTTAGACCCGGCCGGCCATTTTTCACTACCACGGCCAGGGATTGATTGTGCAAAAAAGTGGCCAGATGAGATGATTTCACTAGCAACTAATGAAGCCAGGACAAATTTACCTCAAGAGTTAATTGAGCCGTTTGATGTGATCATAGTTATGCACACTCCCGATTTAATTGTGAATAACTGGCAGAAAATTAAACATAAAAGAGTTATTTGGCGAACAATTGGTCAATCAGTTTCTAACATCGAGAAGCGTTTAGCGCCGATGCGAGCTGAGGGCCTTGAAATAGTGCGCTACTCACCTAAAGAAGCCAATATACCAAATTACCTAGGTGGAGACGCTTTAATTAGGTTTTACAAGGACCAGGACACATTTAGTGGCTGGGTTGGTAATAGTAAAAGAGTTGTTAATTTTTCACAGA